TCTTTTCCATCCTTACCCCTCCATAACCATTTTAATTTCTATTTCCTTTGTTAATCTATCAAAATTGTCAATCATCCCGTAATCCATTATAAAACTTAAGTGTTTATCTTTCTTCGGATTAAATATCGAGAAATAACCCTGTATATTTTCTGAATGTTTACTATAAAAATATTCGTACCCCTTTTTGTCACACCATCTACCTAATTGAAATAATAATTCATCCACAAACTAAAACCCCTTCCACCTATTTAGTAACCCCCGTATATTGCACCCGTTAAGGCTTTTCAGGGGGTCAAGGGTTAGCGAAATCATAAGCACTTGTAATGCAACTGTTTTTCATTCAGCAACCCGTGCAAGCGCAACTCAATGCGGAAAAGTTCTTGCGAACGGTACATTATAGGAAGAGTTATGTCTCACTATTAATAGTATACTAAACATTACCATCATTTTCAAGAATTTCATCCAACCTTTTAAATAAATTATCATAATTTTTACTAGGAACAAATATTTCAAGTACACCAACCATCATATATTCTAAATCTTCTTTACTATATTTCTTTAATCTACCTTTCAAATAATCTCTATTAGAGGTTTGTTGCATTTCAAAAATTTCATCCATCACCCACCCCACCCCCTAACATTATCAAACAACTCTAGTTCTAACTGTTCAGCTTCCTTAATTTCCACACTTACCAGTTTATAACCCCTTGGCGGTTTTTGTGTGATAAGGAAACGAGCAACGTCTACCATATTTTCAAATTCTAAATATTCATGATGTGGTTTATCGTAACCATTAACGGAATGAAGCATGACACCCCATTTGTTAATCATATAATTTAAACAACTCCTCATATATTTTTTCCAATCTTTCAACATCTATTTTTGCTAGATTAATTACACCTATTTTTCCTGATTCCATCGACAATCTAATCATTGTTCTAAGTAATGCTATATTTGATTTTGATAATGTGTTAGGATTGCTTCTATGTTTTAAATCATCCAAATCCAACTCCAATGAAACAATCTTACTTTGCATTTCTTTTTTAACTTTCTTTAATTCATTTAATTCTTCTTCCCTATTACGATAAGCATTGTGAAATTCAGCTAAACCATGCATAACTTCTAGTAATTTTTTATTATTCATTAATAACTCTTCCCTCCATGTTTATATGCCCTTCCTTTATTAAACTCCATTTTCTTACTAACCGCACTTTCCAAATCTAAGTTTAAGCTACCGCATAAATCAAACACCCTAATCAGAACGTCTGCCAACTCTTCTGTTACTCTATCCCATCCTTCACCCCTTCGATCCGCTTCCATGGCTTCCGACACCTCACCATGAATCAAACAAAGGATAGTACCCATTTCCCTAGGGACATCATGCCACCCCTTCGATTTAGCTGTTTCAAATGCTTTCTTACACAGTTCATTTAATTTCATCCTTAACCCACATCCCCAATAAAGTTTCTTGTTTTTCCGCATGGTCAACCAAACTAACCACTGTATCAATCATATTTTGAGACCAAATACGTTTTTCATCAACATTAAGTACCCTCGCAACCCGGCCTATTACGATTTTCTTTTCTTCATAGTTCATTGATTATTCCTCCTTTGTTTTTGTCACTTAATCCTCGAAGTGCGCATTAATCGTCGTCATATTCAAATTCTGCAATCACTTCACAAAAATAACCATCAATATGACCAATACTTCCTTCATCATCAATGTTGCCGACTGTCTTAAACCCGCCTATTTCCTTGTCGTGCCTAACAATATACAGTTCTCCGCCCTTTTTTCTGTACCATTTTCTCAATTCTGCTTCTGACGTATTGATTACTTTTATAACGAATAAATTTTCCACTTATTCAACCTCCTTTTATGTCGTCATATCAATCAACAACGTCTATCTCCTAACACCATACTCAACCGCCAATTTCTGCAAATTATCCCAATCCAACAAAAGTAACGTTTCCAAATTAAAGTGATATTCATTAACCAATGTCCTATAAATCTTTTGCGCCCATCCACTGTTTAATTGATATAAAATCACTCTCTCTTCCCTCCCCTCTTACCCTTCGGTTCAGTCACAGCGCGTTCATGATCCCAATATAATTCACGAACACGTTTGTACATTAAACGCTTAGAAAGACCAATCGACTCCCCTTTTCTAAGCATTTCATCTGTTAACCCACAATAGTTCATCCTAGGTCTCTTAATCCCATATGACTTCTTAATTAAATCATTCATCTTTTTTAACTCATAAAACTTATAAGGAGGAATATCTAAAACTTCCATGATTTCTGCGTCTGTTTTATTTTCCTTCTTATGTTTTAAATACTCTTCCTTAAAACTCACATTCACCCTCCTATTCGTCGTTTAATCTTCGAAGTACGCACCAATCAATTGCTTAAAATTTCTCTCATATAATCAGCAATTTCTTCAACTAAATCGGCTTGAATCGTTAATAATTCTTTGTTTTCCTGTTTTCTTTTAAGAATTTCGACCACTTTATAGAGCCTATCGTTTAAATCTTGCAATTCTGTAATCTTTTCCATTTTTAATCCTCCTACTTAATAGTAAAATACGTATCCACCAACACAACGCCACCCTTAACCTGTTTAGGCAACAGCTTACCATCATGCGTAAAGCCCACCTCAAAGTTATCGAAGGTCACATATTGTTTAATGTTTTCAGGCATCCCCGCGCACTTCACATCTACCTTCGTGCACGTGCTTTCTTCAGGTGAACACTCTTTAAATTTTTCCTTACCTTCTTTTTCGTTCCATATCATTTTCCCGTATAACTCTTCCATATAGGTTTTCTGTCTAACATATTTTGCCTTTTTAAAGGTGCTCTCATGCTTCCAGAAACCTAACTCATACGGGTCTACAATATCTCTAATCGCTTCGGGAATATCTGTACCAGTTATGTGGATGCTATCAGTATCACAGTATAAAATCCTATCATACACACTCTGTGCGGTTCTAATGCAATAGTCTCTAGCATAACTTGTAATGAACACACCCATTGCGGTATAAACAGGGTCTTTTGTTTCCTCTTCCCCAAGAATGAATTTTAAGGCCCCGTCTTCTTTTAATGTTGGTACTTTCCCCGTAACGTCCATTGAACTAGCAAACTTCCCGTACAAACTATTCAACATCAACTTAGCAAGCGTCCGCATGGCTTCATTACCTGTTTTACTTGCTTCATCCTTAATGTTCATCCAAAAATCAATGTATTCCTTGAATAACCCTTTCTTTTTCTTGAACTTGAAACCGTTCAAGTATTCCACATCATATAAATGATAATGTTCCTTAATCAATTCAAGATCAACATTGGAAACATATAAATCTACTACCTTGTCCCCACTGTCTTTTAAATATTCGTTTTGCTTGAATCTCAAATTCTTCTTAATTTGAATGGTAGGAATATGACCCTCTTTTATTTCAAACTCACATCGAATATGTTGAATATACAATGGGTATTTTGGGTCGCTTACATACTCCCCTTTGAATGGTAAAGGTATTCCATATGGTAAATCACAATCATACATTCTCGAAGGGTACAGACTAGTTACATCAAATACCATCCCTTCACCTATTGGTTCCCCTTGGAATTTCTCATTTACCCAAGTAAACCCACCCCGATAGGCTTTACGTATATTTTCATCTAGTTCAGGTGACAATTTAGGGAAGTTACGGGCGAACACCTTTTTGTCGATCATGGTTTTAAAACTACCCATTGCATCGGATCCAACTGTCATTTTCTCCAAACCTTGGTTGAACTGTATTTCTAATGCACAGGTAACAATATAAATATCATTATAGATGTACTTTGTTTCTTCATACGTAATTTCATGGCCAACAGGTCTATACGCTTTGTAATCAATATCGCCCTTTTCTACTTCCAGATTAAACGCCTTAGCAACTGATTTTACAGGGAACGGGAGTTTTTTCAAGCTGTCATAAATGACGGTATGTAACTTCACTCTCTTTTTCCCGCTTTTCTTAAACCCGTAACAAATGTCGATCATGTACCACTGACCCATTTTAGAAATGATAGTCGTAAACGTTCGTGCTCTCGCTTGCTTGGATGTAGTCCATTCAAAGCCATTAGCAAGTAAATAGTTTACGATAAAAGAACCATCAAATTTAAAGATTGTGGAAATAAATGTCCGCTTTCACCTGTTCACACCATTGCATAAAATCATCCATGTTATTCCCGATATTCCAGTTATCTTTATTAAATAACTCCATCCATCCATATGCCCACACGCGACAGTCATTGGGGTCGGTAGTCGTTTCAAAGTCTGACATAAACATTTTCCTTGCCACCTATTTCCACCCCTCCCCTCTTGTCAGTCTTATTACCATTTGTCTGGGAAATCCTTCAATAACATCAATTCTTTATCTCTGAAATTATTATCAAATTGCTCTTCGATGTATGATACCGTTTCATCAAACATGTCTGATTCCGCGTCATCAGGGTACCAATAGTCAAATTGTAATTCTTTTGTTGATTTATACAACTCATAAAAGATAGCAGGCGGCAACAGTTTAATTTTATTCACCAAGCTGTCAGCAGCACTATTAAATACCTTCTCCATTCCTTCAATCCAGTTCTTTTGCATATCAGACATATCATTCAAGTAACTTTGTATGTCTTGCTCTTCATCAATGCGTTTCATTTTCTTTTCTAAACCGCGTAAATCTTTGATTTTATCTATTTCAAACTTTTGTGGAGTCTTATTTCCTAAGTCATCTGCATCCTTCATCAACATGTCATAAACCGCAACGGACATCCCCGTAGGTTTACCCCCTGATATTAAAGGTACATTTTCAAAAACTTTATTAAACTTATCTTTTATTTCATTGGCTTTATCTGCACGTCTTTTGTATTCGTTTACTAGTTGGTTTGTGTATGGGACACCGAATTCATTTTTCTTAACTTTATTGACTCTGGAAGAGAATTTTGCAGCTTCCTCTTTCCACGAATTAAAACCCTTTCTAGTGAAAGAATTAAGGTCTGGTAATTCGATCAGACCCGATAAATCTAGGTTATGTTGTTTTTGTACACGTTTGATCTTGTTCTTTACATTGTTCTTTAATCTAGTATATTCCGCTTTATCCTTTTTGGATACACGCATTTTCTTGTCTGTTGTCACTTAATCACCCACTTAGGAGAGTCTTTCTCATTCATCTTTCTCAAAGCATACTTATATAAATCATTATATGATACTGGTACTCTATCTAATCTTACAAAGAACCCACGTTTTTCAATTTTTTCATAAAACAAAACATCAGCCAAGGTATCCATATTCAAAGGCGTCTTGTCTATTTTATTTTTTAAGGTAATTCGGTTCACCTCATAGCCTTTTAAAAACTTATCTCGATACAACTCACTTGAAAAGAAATATACGACTTCACCATTAGAAATCGTATATTTACTTTTCCGTAAATTGTGATAAACCCCTCTAGTTGTAGCGGGCATCTAATCACCCCTTACTTTTTGTAAGACTTCTTTTGATAGCCCTGTTTAGCAGGCTGTTTTGAGGGTGCCTTTTCTTCCTCTTCCGTTTCCTTCTTTGACTCTAAGAAAATGAAGTTGTTTACATAAACTTCCGTTACGTAACGGTTTTTACCGTCTTCACCTTCCCAAGATCGCGTTTGGATGTTACCCTCAACACCGATTAAAGACCCTTTACCAGTGAAATTTACAAGTGTTTCAGCCGCTTTATTCCAAATAACGCAGTTAATGAAATCCGCTTCCGGTTGACCCTCTGACTTAAATTTACGATTAACCGCAAGTGTGAAGTTTGCTACCGCATTTCCATTTGATGTATAACGTAATTCAGCGTCCTTTGTAAGTCTACCAGTTAAAGATACATTGTTAATCATTATAAAATTCCTCATTCCAATTAAGATTTTTAATTCATTTCATTAGGGGCGGGCTAGTCATTCGTTTTACGTGCAATAACCATTCAATAGTACACGATATAATGTACGGGATAATTTTATTTTATCCAATACCCTATTTACCCACGATTCAAAGCAATTTCGTCCACTTAAAACTACTAGAAAGTTGTTTCCGCAACTATCTAGATACTGTACAATAGATTGATTCGTCACATAAGAATGATATTTTTATTTTTTGTTTGTGAATTAAACTTAGCGAGAAAAATTCAACTACAATTTGTTAACCTTTTAATAATTAATTAATTGTTAAACATTTGAAACACTACTAATCTAATCAAGTCAATTACGAATATCACTGACCATAAAATACAGGTGATTAACTCTAGTTTTGTTTTAGTTACTGAATAATAGAAGTTCAACCAACTAACCACAACCAAGAAAACCACTAGTGTAAAGTTAACATAAAAGAACCAACCCATTATACTTCTTTAATTGTTGCTAGTTTGATAAATTCATCAACAGGCATTTCATAAACTTGTGTATCTGCTTCTACTGATAGAACCGTTACGCCTGCACCTAATTCTTTTGTAAGGATTTTTTGGGCTTTATCAGCTTCCACATTCCCTACTAGAATTTGTTCGCCTTCAATTGCAATTGCCTTCCCATCTTCTACTAAAACAGATGCGAATTTAACAACTGTTGAAGTTACTTCACGTTGCATCATTTTAACCGCCATTTTCTTTCTCCTCCAATTCTTTTATGTAGGGTCGCAACCCCTCTATTAAGCTATAAGTATGATCTATAGAGTGTTTATCGCCCCGCTTGGCTGTTAACCTCTCTACATTTATAAGTATAAACTATTATTCTATTTCTGTCTACTATTTTTAGAACTTTTTTGAAAAACTTTTTAAAGTAAAACCCCTCATTTTCACCTAAAACTTTGTCTTGACAAACCCGAAAACCGAGTTTCTTCTATTATATAGTACTATCATTTGGTAAAATTAAAGAGTAGAGAAATTAATAGAAAGCGAGGTAATTTATATGAGATTATCTAGGGATGAAAGAGAGACCCTTTTAAATGATCTATTAAACCCAGAACTAGACCATGCAACGCGTTCTGAGAACCTTCAAAAATTCCGTCTTGCTATGGATTCGGCAGACGTAGAAATTGAGGAGTTTCAAAAGAAACAAGAAAAACTTGAAGGTGAAAACAAAGACCTTGTTATTTCTAATAGCAAGCTGTTTCGCCAATTAGGTACTGAATCGGGTACACCGCAACAAAAAGAGGAAGCAAAAGAAAAACAATTCAGCGAGACAGTCACTATCGAAGGTCTCGAAAAGGGAGTGTAATAATATAAATGCGTATTACTATTCAAGACATTAAAACGTCACTAGGCGTACAAGAAACTTATGATATTGTAAATGCTATTCGTAATTCATCGGGTGACAATTTCCAACAATTCGTTGGTCTAGCAAGCTATGATAACGTTGCTTCTATTGGCGCGGGTATCATGATTAACCAAGCGGTTCAAAATGAATTCATCGTTAACTTAGTAGACCGTATCGGGCTAGTAGTTGTTAAACGTGCTCTACTTCAGAACCCTCTTAAAAAGTTCAAAAAAGGTTTCATGCAGCAAGGTAGAACAATTGAAGAGATTTTCACTGACATTACAAAAGCACACAAATACGACCCGTATGATGCGGAGTCTACTGTTTTCAAACGTCAAATTCCAAACGTTAAAGTTCTATTCCATGAGCGTAACCGTCAAGATTTTTATCAACAAACCATTTCAGACGAACAGTTAAAATCTGCGTTTGTATCTTGGGGTAACTTCGAGGATTTCGTTTCTTCTATTATTAACTCAATTTATAACAGCGCTGAAGTTGATGAATATGAATATATGAAACTATTAATCGACAACTATTTCAGTAAAGGTTATTTCACTGTTGTACCAGTGACAAAACCTGACACAGCTACAGCGGCAACAGAATTCGTCAAGAAAATGCGTGCTACTGCTCGTAAAATGACTCTTCCAAATGGTTCTCGTGATTTCAACTCATTGGCGGTGCGCACACGTACAGACATGAATGATTTACACTTAATCATCGACGCTGATTTGGAAGCAGAACTTGACGTTGATGTTTTAGCAAAAGCATTCAACATGGACAAGACTTCATTCCTAGGGAACGTAACTGTTATTGATGGTTTTGCTTCTACAGGACTTGAAGCGGTTCTAGTTGATAGAGATTGGTTTATGGTATATGACAATCTTCAGAAATTAGAGACTATTCGGAATCCTAAGGGCTTATACTGGAACTACTATTTCCACTTATGGCAAACTCTATCTGTATCACGTTTCTCAAATGCTGTTGCGTTTGTTAGTGGTACGGTTCCCGCTGTTACTCAAGTTATTGTCGATCCTACTATTGTATCGTTAAAAGCGGGAGATACTTTTGAATTTACAGCATATGTACGTTCAACAGATGGACAAGACCATCCTGTTACTTGGTCTGTAGTTGCTTCTACATCTTCTACTACTAAACAGGCGGGTACCACTATTGACTCTAATGGTGTCTTAACTGTTGCATCTAACCAAACAGGTGAATTACTTGTCCGTGCAACCGTAACTGGAATGGGAGTCGATACTGACGGAGCTGGACCAGACACAACAGACGTTATTGGTGAATCAATCGTTACAATCGTTCTTTAATAAATTAATATATGTGTGGGGGTTAATAGCTTACCTTATTAAAAGGTGTAGGGGTCAATAGTCACACATATTTAATGGAGTTGATTTAATGGCAACCGTACCATTATCAGGAACGGATATCCGATTTTTGTCGGGTATCCCTTTCAATAGTGACTACAAAAATACACGATGGTTTGACACTGTCACCGAACAAACTAACTATTTCCTTGCTAAAACAACGGTGCACTCAATGGCAGATGCAACGTTTCAAAAGATTGAAGGAAAGAACTTAGTATCCGTCAATAGAAAAATTGACGATTTATGGGGAACTAATTATATTATGTTCCGTAACACTTCTTATAATAGTAAATGGTTTTACGCTTTTGTCACAAAATTAGAATATAAAAATAGTGGAAATACATGGGTACACTTTGAAATAGACGTTTTCCAGACTTGGTGTTTTGAAATGAACTTCAAACCCTCCTATGTAGTCAGGGAACATTGTAAACTCTGGAATAGTGACGGAACACCCGTGATAAATACGGTTGATGAGGGTTTACACTATGGGACAGAGATGGACAATGTTTATACTATTAATTACAAACCTAACAATAGCTACAAATGGTTGGTTATCATCACAAAGACACCTTTACACACAACGGATAATCTTGTAAAGGCTACTGTTGTCGGTTCACCACAACCACTAGGAGCCTATATCCTACCGTTTAAAGATGATGATACGGTACCACAAGTAACCATAACAGCAGATAGTTTTACCGTTATTCCTACTAAACCATCACAATTACTTGAAAACATTTACGTGTTAGATGATTCAGTAAATAATGTGGTTTCCCTTTATATCACAGATTACACAGGAATTCCGATTAATTACTCTGTTGATGGAGAAGGCACCGACACCATTGAGTTTCCTGATAATGGTAACATTGTAAAGGCGGTTCAAGTTGGTTCTGGGAGTAACGCTTTTAGTTGTTTCTATGTTCAAAAAGTAAAGGATTTCGATAGTTTCGCAGAGTCATACGTAGATAAGTATTATGGGTACAAGACCGTGAAGGAGTCAAAATTACTCATGTATCCTTATACACAATTGATCCTTGATGATTTTAAAGGAAACCGTCAAATCTATAAAAATGAATACATTTCATCAAAAGACATTACGATTCGGGTAAAGGGTAGTTTGGGAGTATCAAACAAAACTAGTTATTCGATCACCGATTATAACTATATGAATCCTGACGCAGACCCGATCCACTTAGCAGACGAACATGCACTTATTAATAATGAACCAAATGATATTCCGATTGTTACCGATCTTTTGTCGGCTTATCTACAAGGAAACCGTAACAGCTTGCAAAATCAAAGAAACTCTATTCTCTGGAATGGAACCATGAATTTTATGGGCGGTTTGGCGGGTACCGCTGTTACAGGAGCAACGGGTAATGTGGCGGGTGCGGCAATGGGTGTTGTGGGCATGGTAAAAGGCGCAGGAAACGACGTTCTAGCTTTGCAAGGTATGCAAGCCAAAAAGGATGATATTGCAAACGTACCTCCTCAAATTGCTAAGATGGGTTCAAATACGTCTTACACGTTAGGGAATAGTTATAACGGGGTATACCTAATTAAGAAACAAATTAAAGATGAGTATATTCGCAAATTAGAAGATTTCTTTGGGATGTTTGGGTACAAGCTAAATGAAGTAAAAGTACCGAACTTCCATACCCGACAATATTGGAATTATGTTCAAACAAAAAACTGCAATATTTTAGCTTCTATTAATAATGAAGATTTGCAAGAATTAAAATCTATTTTTGATGGTGGAATAACCCTATGGCATACAGATGATGTTGGAAATTATTCGCTAAATAATGAGGTGATATAATGAGTAGAAAATTTAGAAAAAACCAGAATCCCAATCAAATACAGATGGAACTTGGAAATGATTATTATACTCATTATTATCAATATCTTTCCTCTTTAGCATTCCAACTATTTGAATGGGAAGGACTGCCGGATTCAGTAGACCCTAGATACATGGAAATGAGTTTACACATGCAAGGGTATGTAGGATTTTACAAGCATAAACATCTTGGTTATTTGGTAGCACAAGGGGCTTTGTCAGGTGTAGTCGATCACTACAACCTACCCACAAAATTTCATGTGAATATGCCGCAATTGCAGGATACTTTCTACATCATGAATTACAAAGATATGACGGACGTATCCAATAAAATGGGGGTTGTGATATATAACAACGACTACCATTTTAGTACGATTCCAAGTTTACGTATGTTTGCTAAGGATTTGTCAGAATTAAAAGAAGTTATCAGAGTAAACCAAAATGCGCAAAAAACACCTGTTTTAATAACAGCGAATGACAACACCTTATATTCTATGAAACAGGTATACAACCAATATGAGGGAAACGCCCCTGTAATCATGGTGAATGAAGGAATGGACGTTGATTCTATTAAAGTATTGAAAACAGATGCCCCTTTTGTGGTAGACAAACTTAATTTACAGAAAAATGCGGTTTGGATGGAGGTTTGCACCTACTTAGGAATTAAGAATGCAAACATGGACAAAAAGGAGCGTATGATTTCGGATGAAGCAAATTCAAATGATGAGCAAATACAGGCGTCGGCGAATGTTTTTCTTAAAGCTAGAGAAGAGGCATGCGCGAAGATAAACGAATTGTATCCCGATTTGAATCTTAGTGTTAAATTACGACATGAAATAGTCGAACAATTGCAAGGAAATATCAGTGAATCAAATGGAGGTGCTAACAATGTCTAGTTATACAATGGAATTACGAAACTACATTGAAGCATTCTCACAGGACACTGAAAATCTTTCATGGGATCAACGAATTGAAATTGGTAGACCCAAGTTGTTTGACTTTGATTATCCGATTTTTGATATCAATTACAAGAAAGTGTTTGAAACTCACTTTATCAATAATTTCTATATGAGTGAAATCGGATTCGAGACAGAGGGATTATTCAAATTCAGGTTAAAAAACTGGATGAACGTGAACATGCCTTACTTTAATAAATTGTTTGAATCCGAATTACTAGACTTTGACCCTTTAGTTAACTCCATGACGGAAATTAGAAAAACAAAATCAAACGATAAAAAGCAAAATCAAACCTCTACTATGGATGGAAATTCAAGTGGGACAGCGCACCAAACCAATAACGGAACCACCCACCAAACAAGCAACGGGACAGGAACCGAAGATAATTTTAGTCGAAACTTGTTAAGTGATACACCTGAATCACGTTTAACCATTACCTCAAATGATGGGACGGGGGTTATCGAATATGCAAGTAAGATTGAAGAAGATAACACCAATAATTCTAAAACAGCTAGTAACACCGAAGATGGAACTTCCAATAATACGGTGGATGGAACTTCTAGTGAAACGTCTCATGTTGGATCGACTAGCAATACCTCCATAAATGAAACGGAAGATTATCTCCAATACATTGCCGGAAAAACAGGGGATAGCACTTTTTCTTCAATGGTCAATGAATATCGTTCCACCTTCCTAAGAATTGAAAAAGATATCTTCAGAGAAATGCGAAAAGAATTATTTATGTTGGTGTACTAGGAGGATGGTATGAAGATTTCATTAGATGATATTATTAGTCGTTATGGTGAGTTAACAGGTGTTAGCGATTCAGAGGGTACCACAAGCATAAATGCTAGTTCAACGGTCAATCCACTAGGAAAGAAACGACTTGAATTCTTAACAGGTGGAAGCGTTAATACCATTGTTGGGTCAGATGGGCAGGTTTTATATGTACTCAATTCAAATAGCGGTAGTGTCGTGTTGAGAAATGGGTTAGGGAATCTAAAATTTGAGGATTCACGAGACATTACTCTTTTAGAAAATGCAGGTTTATGGTTAATCAATATAAAAAATTATTGGTACACAATTTAAATGGGGGTGGATTATGGCAACAGTAGGACAAAAGCCTTTTCCCGATTATACACACAGTGAACCTGTGAATTTAGGTCAATCGATAGCAGACCTTCAGGCGTCCTTGGCGGATAATGCGAAGCAAAGTGATGTTGAAAAAATCATGTCACAAGCGGACTTTGTAAAAATCATCAAGAATTTAACAAGTCATTCTTCAATGGTTTTTAGAAGAAACGCTTTGAATGATTATTCCATTTTTATGCACAACGGTGTTAAGCATGTTTCCTACAATTTGATGAAAGACGCAAACGACGATTTTTTAAAAATTGGAGCGTGTTATGTTGGATCAATTACTCAATCCGTTTATGATAAACAATTGGCAACTAAAGTAGGAACGTGGGTTCAATCCTCTACTGAAATATGGTACACAACAACTGTAAATGACACGTTTACTGCAAATGTTAAAGGAAGTTCTTTAACGTTTCGAGCATATAAGGACAATCGTGGGGGAATATGGAGCATTGTTGTTGATAATGACCCAACAAAAACCTATACAATTTCTACTTATTCAGCTACAGCAGGACAGGTAGATGTCCCTCTTGTGAGCGGTTTAGACCCTACAAAAGTCCATTCTATTGTTGCAACTTTTAAAGGTGCTGATCCATTAAATGCACCATCAGGCGGAACAGCTAGAGGATGGATTTTTTACCCTTCTTCAACTGCTACCGGAACAATCGTTGGTTATGTGGAGTACAACAATAATAATTCGAACTTACTAATCACAAATTCCAATAAAGAAATGGCTTTTAGTATTACGGTGAACGGAAATACTCAATGGGTTCCAGATCATGGTGTAGGTACAGCGTTCAATTCTTCTTCGCCTGTTTTTAAAATAGATGGTGTCGTGACTGACCCAACAACCATGACAGACGGACAGGTAATTCCTTGTAAAGATGTGAAACTGATTCAAGACATTGCAGCACGTTTGCCAAGTGTGAGTGGTGATGTTGCTAATATTAAAATCACTTATCATTTTGACTTAAACGGAATTGCTAATATAAGTGGTAAATGGAAAACACTCCAAGCTGCCAGCATAGGTGCGGGTTATCCAATTATGTTACCTGCTGACCCTGCTTATTTGAATGAAGGTTTAACAAGTTTCGGAAATTCAAAAGTAAATGCTGCCGATGATTCGGATTATTATTTTACCGAGGAAAAAGACAATTGTTATAGTTATGCAATCGTTAACTCTGCAAGACCCACTTTGATTGCAGCTGCAAGTATTGATTACCCTTTAAAAACGATTCGAAAAGGGTTAACAGGTAAGGATACAACAAAAGCAGTACGCTATTGGCAACGTGCAACAACTCCAAAATTTTATTTTACCAATTATAATATAAGTTCTTTGATGGTCGGGGAAACATTCTCATGGAGCGGCAGAATTGCAGTTGCTGACATTGATAATATCTATGATTATGTAAAAGGTTAGTGCGCACTTGGAGACTATAACGACAAAACATAAAAAATTTACAAATGAGGTGAAACAATGACACAACCAACAATAACACCATGGCAAACCATACCAACAATGAATTTCCAAGAATATGAACGTTATTTGCCAAGTGCATTCGATGAAGAATTAACCCTTCTTCAAAAGTTAAACAAACTCATTAAGTATACAAATGACATTGGCGGTCTGTTAAATGGGATCGGTGCCCAATGGAATGAGATTGTTGCATGGGTAATGGGTGAAGGGTTAACAGATGCGGTAAGAGACCAATTAACCATATGGTTAAATGATGGAACCTTAGCAAATATCATTGAACAAATGGTAACAGCATTACCATTCATCAATGTAAAAAGGTACATCGAAGTTAATAACCTTTCTCAAACAGTAGGCTTTCAAAACTGTTTAGACCTTGCTAAAACAGCGGGTGGAATTCATCTGATTATTCCACAAGGGTACACATTAACAACAACAGCAGAATTAACAATCTATGCAAATACGAAAATATCGGCACACGGTGCATCGATTAAACGGAATCATTCAGGGTACTTATTAATGAATGGTGTCCGCGGCACTTTAACGGCTACCGGATACAACGGTAATGGGAACATCACCATTGAGGGTGGATTATGGGATATTAATGGAGTCACACAATCTTCAACGGCTTCAGGATTTGCCTTTGCACATGCTAGGGATTTAGTTTTCCGTGACTTGACTATGAAAGATGCAAACTCCCACTCTATCGAATGTAACTCTAGTTTTCGGGTATTATTCGACAATGTAAAGTGTATTGGTTTATCGGCTTCAGCGAGTAACCTAACAGCGGAAGCGATTCAATTAGACTTTGCTGGTGCGGACGGATTTCCCGCATTTGGCGCTTATGACGGAACTGTATGTAAAGCTATTACCTTTAGAAAATGTTATTTCGGTTCAAGTGGTACAAGTGGGACAACAGCGGTAGCAAGGGGCATGGGTTCGCATGGTGCCTATATGGGTGCATGGCATGAAAGCATATTAATAGAAGATTGTATGTTTGATGGTGTAACAGATTATGGAATGCAAGCGTACAACTGGAAAAATGTCAAAATTGTAAATAACACATTCCTTAATTCAGAGGGTGGAATCATTCTCTATGTAGCTTTCAAAGATACGGACAAATTTGATGTTAATGGAAATCCTGCTTCTAGCTTCCAAGATGCTGATAATTTCCTAATCTCGGGTAACAAATTTAAGGGAATCAAAACGAAAAACCATATTCGGATTTATGGTACAACAGATGCAAAAATACGTAACTGTAAAATCGTGAATAACACCATTGAAGATGCAGGTGGAAACGCTGCATGTGTATTCGGACAATACTTTGACAATTTAGATGTTTCCCATAACACCATTAGAGGGATTCAGAATACAGCTATTGCTGTTTCATATGGTACAAGTTTAAAAGTCATTGCCAATCGTTGTCTTGACTTAACAGGCAACGGAATTTCTGTGACAGGTGGGACTGTAAATGTGACAATAGCAGAAAACTCCCTAGGAGATATTGACAGTCACGGTATTTTAGTTTCTGACAACGTAACAGAATTTACGATTGTAGGAAATCGAACTAGAAATATTAACCGCGTCAATAGCACCTATAATCATGTTCACATCGTTTCCACATGTTCAAGGGGTACATTGGTGGGTAACGTTGCAAAAGACGGAACCAACAAAGGTAATTACGCTTTATATGTGACGAATACATGTTCTGACATTGTAAGAACGGGTAACGTGTGGAAGGGTATCGGTTCCCTTGGTGTGATCTATGATACTACTGTTACTACTGATAAAGGCGATTTAATCTAATGGCTTGGATCGGTAGCTTTCAAGAAATCTTAACCGAAACAGAGTCATTGCAAAACGCTCAATTAGTTGTAAATCATTTTAAAGGTAAATGGTCAAAAGAGTCAATAAGTGCCTTATGTGGGAACATGAGGCACGAATCCTATATTAACCCCCAAATGTCTGAATTTGGTTTTTCGTGGGATGCTGACAAAGGATACGGATTAGTGCAATGGACACCAAGGCATAAGTATTGGGATTGGGCTGTTTCTAGTAGCCTAGACCCTTATGATGGGGATAGTCAACTAGCCCGAATTGATTATGAGGTTGATAAAAATATCCAGTGGACGAATAAATCTGCATACGGTTATATGACGTTCAAACAATTTAGAACGAATAGTGGGAATTGGTCAGTCGATTATTTGACGGAAGCCTTTACCTATAGCTATGAAAAACCAAACGCAGCGGCAGCAGCATCAAGTATGGCTGCACGAAAAGCATTCGCTGCACGTTGTTTTAATGAGTTGGATTGGACAGGTTCAGGGGTAACAGGGGGCTATCAACTAGCGCAATTTCCCATGGATGTAATCAATATATCACAGGGTGAAAACGGTAGTTACTCCCATCAAGGAACCTTATGTATTGACTTTTTGGGGAAAACGGATGTGTATCCCTACTATGCGCCTTGTGATATTGAGTGTATAGGGAGAAACGATTCAGATGCGTATCTAATCTGGAAATCTAGTAATAAAGTGATGTGTGCAGATGGTCAAGTTCGATATATTACGTTTAGTTGTTTCCATGATTGTAACCATTTATATTCTATTGGAGACAAGATAACAAAAGGGACAATAATGGGGCATTCTGGAATTTGCGGAAATGTGACAGGGGATCATTTTCACTTAAATGTTATCAATGGTTCAAAGTATACAGGTTTTACGCAAAAGCCAGGTTATTGTTTATCAGGAACAGAGTTACATATTTTTGATGTATTCTCTGTCGGTGGGGTAGACATTGTTAATGGGAATGGCTATGACTGGAAAGTTTCAGGGTATACGGATGGGGATAGTGGGAGCGCGCCTGATTCTCCTATTATAAAAGAAAAACAAACGATTGCTCTATTGTTGAGTGATGCACTGAATGGATGGAAATTATAGTTATATCGGGAGGGTAAACAATGAGTGTAACAGAAATTAGCCAATTAATTAGTCAGGTTGGTTTCCCTATTTTCGTGGCGGGGTTTATGTTAATCAAACAAAGTAAAGACACTGAAAACATGGTTAATATTTTAACAAAGTTGCAAGTTAGTATTGATAACTTAGCAGCAAAACAGGAAGGCGGTCAAAAGTAATGCCAACATTTAAAGGTATAGACGTATCACACCATCAAGGCGCGATTGATTGGTTTAGTGTGAAGGGGGCGGGCGTACAATTCGCATTCGTTAAAGCTACGGAAGGGACAACCTTTGTAGACGATAAATTCGCTTACAATGTGGCAAGTGCAAAAAAGTATAATATTTCCGTGGGTCCATACCACTTTGGTCGGTTTGACACTGTTGCGGGTGCATTAAGTGAAGTTAAATTCTTTCTTGATAATATCAAAGATTTTGATTTTACGTATCCAGTAGTTTTAGATTTAGAGGTTAATAAAAATGGTGTGAGTAAGAAACAATTCACTGATTCAGCTATTGCATTTCTTGAAGAGGTTGAAAAAGCGGGTTATTTCGCAATGTGGTACTCTGGTAAAGACTTCGCCCGACAAAACTTGGATTTAGATCGGATGAAGCCTTATGCTTCATGGATTGCTTACCCCGAAGCAAAATCACTTGGAATGACAGCGGATATTTGGCAATATTCGTGGGTAGGTAAAGTCAATGGAATAAAGGGGAATGTGGATATGGATTTATCGTACAGAGATTTTGCCCTTGAAATTCAATTAATGGAAGAAAGACGGAAACCAAAAGAAAAGATTGTTACGTATACCGTTAAAAAGGGTGACAATTTAACTAACATTGCAACAGCTTATAATACGACAATTAATAAAATTTTAAAGTTAAATCCTTCAATCACAAATAAAGATATGATTCTTCCAAAACAAAAAATAAAGGTTCCTGATAACAGATAAGGAAAAGGAGTGCTCTGGAAATGGACAAGTCACTATATTATTCACCTGATAAAATGCTTTCTTATAACCGAATTTTAAATTTTGTAATTGGTGCCCGTGGCGTTGGTAAGTCGTACGGAATGAAGAAATACGTTGTCAAACAATTCATAAAAACGGGTAAACAGTTCATGTATGTTAGACGTTATAAGGATGATCTGAAAAAGATTACAACTTTCTTTAATGATATTGGGGCTGAATTTCCAGAGCATGAATTGAAAGTTAAAGGGAAAGAGTTTTATGTTAATGGGAAGTTAGCGGGTTATGCGATTGCCTTAAGTTCGTGGCAGTCGCTAAAATCCAACGCCTATCCTGAAGTATCCACCATTTTATATGATGAGTTCCTAAGGGAAAAAGATAATTCAACCTATATCCCAAATGAACCAAGGGCGTTATTGAATTTAATGGATACGGTGTTTAGAAATCGAACAGATGTAAGAACCATTTGTATGGCAAACAGTACCACTATTGTTAACCCGTTTTTCTTGTATTTTAATATTATTCCAAACTTAAAGAAACGTTACAATGCGTGGGAAAGTGTGTTAGTCGAGATTCCCGACAGTAAAGACTTTTCAGACGCTAGACGTGAAACAAGATTCGGTAAATTAATAGCAAATACGGAATACGGGGAAATGAGTTTAGATAACGAATTCACAGAGGATTCAGAGACTTTTATCGAGAAAAGATCAAAAGAAAGTCAGTTCGTGTTCTCTGTTTTATATAAAAATAACACCTTTGGTATATGGGTGGACACCAAGAAAGGGTTAATGTATTTAGCTAATGAACATGACCCAAGTAGCAAATATGTATTTGCTATGACAAGTGAAGACCATTCAGAAAACGCCATGATGTTGACGGGATGGAAAAAGAATTATCAGTTAAAGAAATTAGTTGGTTCTTTTATGAATGGGTATTTAAGATTTGATAATCAAGTTGTTAGGAATTTGGCGTATGAAATGTTTAGAAAAATGAATGTTGTATAGGGGTGAGAATGTGAAACAATATTTTTGGAACATCCTTATCAGTATTGACCAATTCTTTAATACGTTATTTGGCGGATACCCTGACGAGACAATTAGTTCTCGTTTGGGTAAACATCTTGTGAAACATGATAAGTGTCCTTTTTGTAGGATGTTGTGTAAGTTTTTGAATTTGTTTCAGAAAGATCATTGTGTAAAGTCGATTGAATATGATGAAGGTGAAAATATAAAGGGGTGATAGTATGGTAAAAATAGGGATTCCGCAACCACCTGCTAAAACGATAAATACAAATAATGTGTGGGATCGGATAGTTAGTTTAGAAAATAGTTTGGGTGCGGGTAATGGTCAGAGTGTGGGGACAAGGTTAACGGCTGTTGAGTTGGGTTTGGCAGAAAAAGCGACGCAGACAGACATTTTACTAAAAGGTAGAAATTTAGTTCGTAATGCTGATTTTGAAGTGTTACCTTATATCATTCCAAGGAGTTCGCTCTATACATTCACGCCTGCGATTACTTCGCCACAGTATAACGGTAAAAAGTCTTTAAAGATTGATGCGGTGAATTATGAGGGTTCATCTGATGTAAATAAGGACTTTGCTATCTTGTTAACGGAATCAATGATAAGTTCCGAAACAATGACTATCTCATTTTGGGCATATCCTTCTGTGTCTAATAAATCAATTCAAATAAGGATGGCATTTACTGGTTCAGGTGTATTCGTCAATTTAGGTGCAGCGAACCAATGGAATAAAATTAGCTTTACACTAAATCTTTCCGATTTAACAAGACAAAACAATTACTTGTACTTTAATTTTCAATCATCTTTAACCTTATATATGTCTGACTTGCAGATAAGTAATAAAGTTGTTACGGTTAACGATGTGCCTAACAGTATGAATCAGGTTAATGATGTATTAGTAGAAAGTGCATCTCAAATACACAACTCAAGGGGTGCTATTGAAAGGTTAATTGATAACGGTCAGACCTACCTAAACAATATATCTACCCTTGTGTATGGCAATACCTACACCGCCTATGACACCACCCAGGATTTAGTTGGTGGAAAAAATCAGATTGACTGTTCTTCTTTCGCTAATCTTATGATTCACGGGGTTCCTTATGAACGTTCAAAATACGTTTCTGGTAATACTCAAAATAAAGGATCTAATTTCTTTTTCCAAAACATCGATCCTGTTAAATGGAGATATGCCAATAATATAGCGAAATACGCTTTTGAAAAGGGCTATTCCTTTAAACCGAATGCGGATTTTTCTAACATAGAGCCCGGGGATATTTTATTCTTTAGTTGGACTAACGGGGTAAGTGGTGATTTAGCAGCAGAAGCAAGAAATAATGCTTTTATGAAAATTGACCATGTTGCGGTATATCTTCATCAGAAAAACGAGGGAATCTATTCAACCCTTCAATTTGATAACGGGATTACAACTGTTTATTATGATGCGTCTCCTACTTATATGAGTCAATGTGTATTGGCTGCCCGTTTTCCTCTTGCTAATATAGAGAGCATGTATAGCGATAACAATTTGATTTTAGACGGTGACACGGTTAAAAGCATTACAACAGGTTCAACTATCGGAACTTACAAATTGAACGAACCTTTAGAAAAAGGTAAGTACTATACAATATTCCTTGATGGTAATATTTTAACTAGCGGCGGTTATTTCGTTGTTCAGACTAACAGTAATACAACCATTTTTTCTGATAATGGTAAAGTGGGACAATATAGTGGAATTGTTAAAATACACTTCCCGTACCTGTTAGATGAAGTAACGAATGTTATAAAGATTGCAATCGGGGCACCTGGAGGAACACCTCCAGACCGTACAGGTAATGTTAACTGGTGTTCATTGTATAAAGGCTATGCTCGAAGCAAAAAACAGTATATCAAAAACTTTTCATATTCAGAGATCAAAGATTTTGCACTAGACCCTACTTTGGTTTCTGACATAAATAGTAGTTATGCACCTTACTACAAGTATACGGTGAGTGGAAACAAAATTTTTATTGACTTGAATTTACCATTTAATACATTAAGGACTGGAAACCTTGTTTTAGGTAGCATTCCAGCAAACACCGTAATCAATACTCAAAGGATACCGTGTAACCTTGTGGGAAGTACAAACCAAGCGATCAATGCCATACTACAAATTTCATATACTGGAACGATTACGATTATCCCTTATGATGGTACAGTTCAATGGAAAATGGCAATGGCAAATGGGGTTATCTTTAAAGATTAAAACGTCACACTTGGAGACTAAAACGTCATAATGAATTTTCAAAAAATAAAGCCTCTATCCTGTAAAGGGTAGGGCTTTTAATTGAATTTCGGTGTATTGTTCTTGTGTAATAACACCATACATTAACAAGAAATTTAAGGTTTTATAAAATTCTTCGGGTGATACCACTAAACTATTCACATTATCTATATAGTACTGGGCGGGTTTAGTGGTTTTTCTGAATAACCCGTTAAAACTCCAAATGACTACCGCAAGTGCTAAGATGAAAACAAGGGCGATTAGGATCATGTTAATGTATGTGGGTTCTATGCCAAACCAAATCATTTCTTCACCTCCCCGAAGATCATTAAGAATAGGAATAGACAGCTTACTAGTAGTGATGTATACATTATTTCAACCCCTCTTGTAATTTGTTGATGATTTTTATGTTAGCTGATGTTAAATCGGTGCGGAAGATATACTTTGATGTTGGATCAAATTTTAGGATGGTTGACATATCACCGGATGTGATGGTAAACACTTGAACGTCCATGAAAGTTTCGAGTGAGTGGTTAAATTTCCATCCGTATTTTGTTAAAAGACCTTGATATTCAGCTTTTACTTTTTCAGCCATTTCATTGAAATTTTCTTGTGTTTGTTTGTTGTAGTTCATTTGTAAAACCTCCAAAAGTTTTATTTGATTTCTTACTCTTATTATAAACTAAAACCCTTTGAATTACAACAAGAAAAAGCGAAAAATTATAATAAAATTTCGCTTGGAATTGGTTGTTTATATAATCGAAAATCTTTAGGTAAAATTAATTTATTGTAAGGGTTATTTGAACATAAAACAAGCGTTTTTGAGTGATGATTTTTATCAAATTCATAAACGAATTTATCTATTTTTTGTTGCATTTTCTTATTAGAAATTGGTGTGAGTTGAATTTCTACACATATGTCTTTATTTTGTTTATCTTTAAAATAAATATCAGGTTCGTATGTCCCAAGCACAGGCTCTATTATAAAGTTTTCAGGGCATTCAGTGTGTATATAAAAATCGACTATTTTTAGGTAATGTTCAACAAATTGTGACCTTGGATTTATTGGTGAAGGATTCAATGTGTATAAATATGTTTTACTCCTTTCCCTTTGTATCTGCAAGACGGAACCACCCATTGTTAGGCGTTTCATTGTGCGATTGCAGACGTTCACCGGATTCGAGTTGTTCTGAAAAATTATATGTGACAGGTGACTCCTTGAACATATTCTGAACTTGGATAATATTTTCATGATTTGTGTATCCCTTTGGTTTTTGTTTGTCATTGGTATTACTTCCTTTCTTAAATGGAGTTAACAAATTTATCATTTGAAATTTTGTTATTTTTGGTACTTGAATGGTATGGAGTTCACCGTTTGAAAATAAGGCTCTTCCTGCTATTCGTCCTAATGATTCAGCACCTTTTTGATCTAATATAATGATGCTGTTTGCTTCGTCTGCGGTTGTGAAGCAGACACGAGTTAAGAGGTTCGCTTTTATTCTTGGTGGTAATACGGTTCTAGCGTCTGGTCGTTGTGTAGCTATGATGATATGAATATTTACGTATCGGGCTGATTCGACTAGTTCGGTTACTTTCTTTTGTATTTCTTTGTTATCTGCAAAACGTGCGTATTCATCAATAATTACAAAAATTGGTTCAAAGTGTTTATACATATGAGGATACATTTCTTTGACGTCTTTTGCGTCTGTTGCTTGTGATAATTCAGGTAGGTATAATAATGAATCTCTGTAGTTATATTCATTTATAAGGTCAGCTAAAACATTATCAAATTCGTCCTGTGTTTTACTTAGTTGTACATTTGGTAAACCTAGGAAAAAGAAGTAATCTTTGGATTTTGTACCATTAATGTATAACTTCATTTGTCCATTGGTTTGGTGGTATAATAGAGAAGATACATATAAAAGAAACATTGACTTACCCATACCGGTAGTCCCGCCAATCAATAAATGACAACAACTGTCAAGTGAAAAATCTAGGAATTGTTTTCCAAATGATGAAGGTAATTCAATTTTTAAGGTGTTTGGATGGATGTGTGAATCATTAAAATCAATGTTGTTTAGGTCTGTTTTACCGAATAAAACCGTGACTATTTTACCTAATCTTTTTGTTATTTTATAATCTGTGCAATAAAATTCTTGTGTGATATTTGGGAGTAAATCCTCTAAATCTGCAATTTCTTTGTGATATGGTAACATGATTTCAATTTCAATTTGTTCTTGTGATTCAGAAACAGAATTGATTATTGTCCCTTCGTATCCACAAGCAAGTAATAAATTGAATAAGTCTTTGACTAATGGGTGATGTTTCTTCATTTAATCATCCCTTCCTCAATTTCTATACATTTTAAGCAAAAGTAACCGTCCCACATAGACACATAATCTAAATAGATTGTTTTGTGTTCGATACCGCAACCGTCACAAACCATTGATTCAAATTCATCATTTAACGCTTTAATTGATTCTTTATATTTTGCTCTTAACTCCTTTCGGTATTTACGCATACAGGTTTCACAGGTAAACCACATTGGAGAGATGTCAGTGTAAGACCAACTTGAACACTCGTTGCATTGTGTTAGCATGTTCTCACGCTCCAATCAGATGAAGAATAAATTTGGTGATTGTGTGCATAAAAGGTAATGCGTGTATCCCTACAAATATATAACTTATATAGTCCAATAACGATAGGATACTCATAAATCCGATTGTGCTAACACACAAGTAAATCCAGTTGATCCCTTCGGACTCTTCATCTGGTACAACCACTTCAATAGGTTGTTTGTTTATCTTAACTAACATGTTACATTCCCTCCTTTGTAAACTATAGTATATACTATGTTAGATAGTGTAGTATAATGCATGGTCAATAATATATTTATTAATATGTCAAGTAAGCATAATACAA